TGCTAGTGCCGGTCGTCGTGACCGTAACCACGATGCGATGGAGGTAGTCACCCACGGCACCTGTGCCACCGAGTACCTGTGCGGTCTGCGAGGCGGCAACTGTCTCGTAGGGGTAACGATTCGGGCTGACAATACTCATATCCTTGCTCTCCTTGACGTTGTGCGGTCGTGAACCTGCCACATATCGTTTAGCGTGACTGTGTTCTCTGGCCCCACAATCAGCGGCTTGACCTCTGGCGCTGGGGGCTTGTCAGCGACTTCACTCCATGATACCGCAACCATACGGAAAGCGTCACTAGGGTGTGATGTCCAATCGTGGCGTGGGGATGCTCGGTAGGCGCGTTTATCTTCATCGTATTCACGTTGGTACTGGCGTAGCGCCTCAATGCCGTCGTGGCACTTCTCGGCGTCAAACCACACACGCGGTAGCATCATGCGAACGGCTTGGATGCCCGACTGCACACCGATGTCGGGGACAACGGCAAGTTTGGCGATGTCTAGTTGGGCGGCAAGTTGCTCAATGATGCTCTTGCCGGTCTGTAGGCTCTTGGCCCGAGCGTCGTGCGGTAGGTAGTGCTTGGCATAGCGGTACGGCTTGTTGCGTACTACCTCGGCAATGTCGTGAATATTTGCGCCTGATACCGCGTAAAAGTCTATGACGCGGATTTCGCCACGGGCAACTTGGTAAAACCATATTGCGGTGTCATCTCTGTAACCTAAATCCCACCCAGAAAATACGGGTAATTCTGGATCATGCGGTACGTTAGTAATGCGATCTTGTTGCTCCGCTTCACGCATTTCAACGCCAAAAAACGCCCCGATCAATGCTGCCGAAAAATCGGTTTCGTACTCCTGCTGGTACTGATCGGGGCTCAATTGCGCTTGTGCGGCGGCTAGCTCTGTCGCCGGGAGAAGCCCGCTAGTTGAGGCGGGCAAGCGCAGCAGGAACCACTCGCTAGGGTTCCGAGTGGCTAACTGGAATATGTCGTAGAACTGATTGCGCCCTTTTGGAGTACCCCCAAAAACGCACCAACCGTTTTTATCACTCAAGGCTGGTCTTACCACGTTACCCCAGACTGAAGGGCGAAAGTCGCCGTATTCGTCTAGGTAAACGCCAGAGAATCCAAGGCCACGCATGGCGTCGGCGTTGTCAGCCCCGAACAGGCGTATCTGTGCGCCGTTGATCAGCGTAATGACTAACTCTTGCTCGTTGACCGATTGGATAATGGGCTGTGCGCCGTCCTTAAAGTATTGCCAAGCAACGGATTTGGCCTGCGACCTGTACGGTGCGACGTATCCGAACAGCCCGTATTGCCCTTGGTACATCGCAGCAGCGCGGATCATGTCGTTGACGGCGGCGACGGTCTTACCTGCGCGGCGGTGTGCGACAAGGCAAGCCCAGCGTTTAGTGCGCTCATGGAACGGCATGAACGCCTTGCGTGGGCGGTAGGGTAAAATTATTCGGGAGCCATCCATCCGATCTGTACCTTGACCGGGCCGTTGTCCTTACCTGTGATCTCTTGGCGGGCAAGTTTGGGAACGTGGTATTCCAGCAGGGTGCTGAAAGCATCAAACGCAGCCTGCGCTCCCTTCTCCGCAGCGATCTCGTCTAGCCACCCTTGGAGTCTGTCTGCGTTGCCGTCCACGAATGCGGCTATCGCCTCTCTGGCGGCCTGCGTGGACTTATTGGGGCTACCCTTACGGCTACCGCCCCCTGTCTTTTTACCTTTTGCCATCGCTTTTTATCGCTCTTTGCGATGCTCATTCCGCAAATGGGTAATTTGCGACGGCAACATAACTGTCACCGCCGAAAACATTTCCATTAAGCGATCTGCTCGGCGCTCCCATCGCTCGTCCGAACGAGTTTTTCTCCAAACTTGCTCAGTTTTTGATTTTTGTTTCTTTTTCATCTTTTTTGCTACCGATTTTGTTCCTGCGCAAAATACTGTTGCGCCCCTACTGAGGCGAAAACAGCAGGCACGATGCCGGCTTTGGCTGCCTTTTTCAAACCTTCAAATCCTTGCTCTTTGAAAATATTTCGCGCACGAATTACATCTTCCCGAGCAACGCCAAATCCTTTCGCCGCGTACTCTAAATCTCTTGGATTGCGAGCAGCGACTGCTTCCCGATAGCCAATGCTTTCGTCCAAATTTTTCATCGTTTGAGGCGCTTGCTCTAACATTTCAATCAGTTTTTGCGTTACGGCTCCCGGCGTTTTGCTCTTGTAAGCTTCACCAAAATCTATATAACCAGTCTCGGCTCTGCCTAAATCTACAGTTGCATTGCCAAACACCGCTTTGTTTTGCTTGATGATTTGGCGAACTTCTTTTGCGAAGTCGGCACCTTTTACCGTGTTTTCATTAGCGAGAATTGTTACGCCTTTGGGGGCGCTGGCAAGGTAATAACCTTTTTGTTCAAACAATGGCGCAATTTTCTCCATGTCTGATTGGCTAATTGTTTTACCGAAATCAATCATCGCGCCCGTGTAATCGGTTGCATTTTTTGCTGGTAACAACTTGTGCCAAGCTCCAGCTTCTTGCACATCAAAATATGCACGCGCTGCCTCTACGGCGTTTAATCCCCTCACCGATCCCGGCGTTAAGGCGCGAACATCATTCTCTGCTGTGTAAACGCCGGTAACTGGTCGTGCAACAAAAGCCGGGTTTGCGGTGTCTTTGAATCTGCCGACGGTTTCTGCCGTCTCTCCCGGCAACATCCTTGCGGCGGTATACCCAATGTCCCGACCTGATGGCGATGTGTTCCACGAACCACGCGGATCGCGTGTGTATTGCATCCGAGTTTCAAACGGCGCATCCAACAAGCCTTGTAAATGTCCGGTGACGGGCGAACTGACTGCCTCATAGGTCGCATTTGCTTCTTGCTTTGGAAAGTAATCGGCATACGATCTCGCAGCCTCGCCGGGCGCTAAATCTCCTCGCCGAATTTTGTTTCCCGTCCACGCCGCCGCCTGCGCCGTGCCGGTGTTCCAATCGCTAACGCCGCCCAGTTTTTCTCGGTTTGCAACATCAATGGCCCGTTGACGCACTTCATCCATGAAAGCGTGTTGCGTTGCGCCACCGACCGTGCCTGATGGGTAACCCATCAATTCGGCCTCATGCATATCGTTTACGCCACGACCGATGCGCTCGGGAGCGTACGCAACCCCGAGTTGTGTCGCAAAAGGATCGCGCTTATGGCCCAAATAATCCGCTTGTCCGGCGTCATACATTGCCTGCAAAGGCGGACTGTCTCTTGACGGAAACCGCCCCGTCATCACCGGCTCTCCGGTCACCGCTTGAATATGGCCCTTTGCAGACATCGCGGTGTTGCCAGCGACATTGTTTGCGCGGCTCAACGCGGCAAGATTTTGATTAATTAAATCTGCTTCTACTGGGTTGTTCCCAGTACGCGCAAAAATGTCTTTGCTGCTATCAATGTAAAAATTGCGTCCCGGGAATCCTTCCTGCATCGCATTGGTGTAATTTTTTACCATCGCAGCAAGTTTTTGAGGGTTATTTACGCCGGGCGGTGCGCCAACATATTGCCCAGTAGTGCCAACCCTTCGTTTTGCGCGGGTAACTAATTGTTCTGCCGCTTCCGAGCCTTTACGGGCTTTCCCAGCGACCTTCGCCACGCCACCCACAACCGGCACAGCGGCCAAAGTAGCCAATCCCATGCCTAGTGGATCGCTTTCACGGCGCGCCCGCTCAAAGTCACGCGCCGCCTGTGGATACTGCAACGGTGTAAACCCTGCGGCAATGTCTACAGCCATCTGTCCAGCGTCAGCGTCTCGCGGTTGGTCAAGGCTAGTTAGTTGACGGCCCATTTGTGCGGTACGTTGACCGACCTGACGCAAACTTGGCGCTACCTCACCCGCTGCGCCCATACGCTGCCCATACTCGTCAGGCATCATCGTAGGCTGCTGATTGAGCAGCCGATTACGCATTTCGTCAACGTAGGCGAGTGCAGCGGCAAGGCGTTTACGGTTCATGCCTTGTTCCTGCTGCTAATGGCTTTGGCCTTGGCTCGGGCGTCCTCCTTGCTAGAGGCTCCCCATGCCTTGAGTGCGAGGGCGAGGCGTGTCGGTTCGCCGTTCTTTGCCATCGGCCCCGGCATATTGCCCATCCGTGCGAGGAAAGAGGCTCGGCGTGGATTGTCGCCAGCCTTGACCGGGGGCTTGAGCGTCCCGCCTGTCTCGGCTTTATACGAGGCGCGACCCTTGGCGTTCAGCCCGCCCTTGGGGTTCTTGCCTTCGCTGCGAGTCCATGCGGCGGTCATGCGTAACCTTTGTTTTCTGGTTTAGCGGTTTTGGCAGCCTGCTTGAAATCGGCAGCAGTTGGGCGTCCCTCCTCGCCGGGGCGCTTCATACGCTCGCCCGAACCGGCTTTGATGCGCTCCTGCTTTGCCAAAATGTTGGCGTAGAGTCCCGGTTTACGGCTCATTTGAAACGCTCCAATTTGTAAATCAGCGTCGTGATCTCGGCAACAATTTCGTCCACGATGTTTTGCAAATCAGTTTCCTGCGGCAAATCGCCTCGGATACCTTTCACAAACGTCAGCAGACTGTTGGCGTATTCGGCGGCGTCCTTCTGTACCTTAAAACCATCCGGGTAGTCGGTCA